ATATGTTCCAGCTGTAATTACTGTTGCACCACTAATAATGCCACCAGCACCACCAGCACCAGCTATACCACCAGAACCACCGCCTCCACCACCACCGCCACCAATAACAAGGTAATTTATTGCTGCATTAACACTAGCCCCACCAGCTAAGAATCTACCCATTTCTGATGTTCCATTAGAGAATATAATATCAGCACCTAAACCACCTAATACACTAGATGATTTAAGAGTTAGTGTTGATGAAGTTAATGAACCACCATATAGTATTGGTGATGTCATACTAGTAGCCGCAGTATATGTATTAGCCGAAACAGTTGATGCACTTGTTGCTTGTAATGATGTTGTACCTGTTACTATTAAATTACCATTAACAGTTAATCCAGATACTGTATTAAATAATACGTTGAACGTTCCACCAGTATTATTTGTATATGTAAATGTATTATTTGAATATGTAGCACCAGTAACTCTGATATCTGTTGGTAAGTTCAAATAAGTTGTTGCACTTATTATTGGACTATTCATCGAAGTGCTTGCACTCCAATTACCATTACCATCAATTGTTATTGATGAATCTTGACTATTGCTTATACCAGATAAAATTATCATACCACCACCATTAGCAGTCAAGTGACTACCACTATAGTTCATATGTATATTATTATCTTCAGCTTGTATTACTTGTGTATTGAATGTTGATGCAGTTCCTAATACAGTTACGTTACCAGTAATAGTTACACTACCATTTACTGTTCCACCTGTAATAGGGAAATAATTAGGTTGAATATTTAAACTAGTTACTGTAAATGTACCACCAGTATTATTTGTAAATGTTTCAACACCTGTTGATGAATTATAAGTTCCACCTGTTGTATAAGTATCTTGAATTGTTAATCCAGATACAAATGATGAAAGTGTTCTATATTTAACATTACCAGAACTATCTTCAACCAAAATACTTGTAAGACTATTATCATTAGGTATTGTCTTGATATTAAATGAATCAACATATGTTGTATTATCAGTTACTCCTGTGATATTAGCTCCTAATACAATTGTATTATTTCCACTAGCAGTAGAACCAGAACCATGAACAAATGATGTATTTCCACTTGCTATTGAATTTATACCACCAGCATGACTTGCATATCCCAAGGCTGTTGTAAAATTACCTTCACTATGTGATGATTGTCCAGATGCAAGTGTTGAATCACCTTCAGCATGTGATATTAATCCTATTGCTTGTGTATTTGCACCTTCAGCATGACTGGCTTCACCACCAGCTAGTGTTGATTCACCTTCAGCATGAGAACCATCACCTTGTGCTGTTGTTGTATCACCTTCACTATGTGATGATTGTCCAGATGCAAATGTATAACTACCTTCACTATGACTTGATGTTCCACTGGCTATTGTATAATAACCTTCGGCATGATTATAATCACCATTAGTTGTTGAACCATAACCTTCAACGTGACTTGCTATACCTAATGCTGTTGTTGATTTACCTTCACTATGGCTTATATCTCCACTAGCTGTTGTTAAATTTCCTTCAGCGTGACTTGTTTGACCTATTGATTTTGTTCCAGCACCTTCAGCGTGACTTGATATACCAGAAGCTATGTTTAATTGATGTAAAAAACCAAGTGCATATCCACCTTCAACGTGTGAATAATTTCCTAACGCTGTATTATTAATACCTTCAGCGTGACTATATATACCACTTGCAAGTGTACCACGTCCTTCAGCATGTGATGTATCACCGCTTGCTATTGATTGAAATCCTTCAGCATGACTATTGTCACCACTAGCAACATTCGATACACCTTCAGCATGTGAATAATCACCACTAGCTATTGTTTGATTACCTTCACTATGACTAGCTTCTCCACTTGCTGTTGTACCTTCACCTTCTGCGTGACTATAATCTCCACCAGCAGTTGTTGTAAATCCTTCAGCATGCGCTGTATGACCGTTTGCAAAAGTAGAATCACCTTCACTATGACTTGATTGTCCAATAGCAAATGTATAACTACCTTCAGAATGACTGGCTAACCCCATAGCAGTTGTATTGGCTCCTTCGGCATGACTGGCCTCACCAGATGCTAATGTACCTTCACCTTCAGCAACTGAATAATTACCAGTTGCATCTAATCCAGAATCATTTAGTGCATGAATTGATTGATGTCCTGTACTACCACTTATCCAATATGTATCAGCTGATAAACCTGTATTAGGTAAATTAAAATACGTTGTTGCTGATATTGAATCAAATATTGCTGATGTACCAGTTAATCCACCCGATAGTATACCACCAGTTAAAGGAAGATAATTAGCTAAATTAATTGAATAAAAACCACTAGTAGCTTGAAATGTTACTCCACTTGGATATAACCCAGGTATCGAACATACCTCAGCCAACCAATCCAATTGCAACTCAATATCCATGCTCCATCCACCCAACTCATCATCATAATTCTCATAATAAGGCTCAAATCCAGATTCATCACTTGGAAAAATATCATAAAAGAAATCCTTCCAAATAAATGCTTTTATATCTAAACATGTCTGAAATGAATCAGATAATACACTATTCCTATTTGAGACATCTTTAGATATCTGGTCAAGTATTTGTATCTTATGTCGTAATACAATACTATCTTTTCTCAACGTTGATGGTTGAGGTATCACAATCATTATTGGATAAACTGCCTCATCTGATACAGATACATCCCATTTAGGACCATAATAAAATGATTTTATTTGACCATGGTCAGTTGCTATGGCCGCAAAGTAATTAATGATATTTTGAAGACTAAGTTGTTGACTCATACGATAATTGTTTCTATTTATAAATACTTTTTAATTTATGTTTTTATATGCCAATAATTTAATGTTCAAAGAATTGAAATTCACCACCATCTTCACCAATTTCTCTATCTGGCAAATATATACCACCTAGTGATTTATTTATCTTTATTGATTCACTAGGTGCGTTTATTGATGAATATATATGATATCCCCCTTGAAGCTTATTCTTTAAATATGAATCCCAAGCAATTGCAATCGACATAACTATATCATCATGCCCACTACTTGCATGAAACTTTATCTTACCAGTCTTGGTATATTCAAACACAAAACTATTTAACTCAGCCTTCAATTCCTCATTATTTAATACCCTAATCTCCCTAGAACTAAAAGCTGATATCAATTGATTGATTATATCTGCCTTGCTATCTGATGTTGTTATAAATCCCTTTACATTGGGTATATTCTTTTTTATATGCTGAATAATAGGTAACCCCTGGTTATTTTCTTCGACCACCAATTCACGTGGCTTAAAGGTTGAATATACCTTCTCTATCCTTTTTATAAGCTCTGGTGCCTCTAATCCACGTGCTCTATCCATATATACCATCTCACCCTTCTGATTGAATACACTCAAAACATAATAATCTGTCAATAACGCTATATCAACTCCAATATAATAAGTTTCACCATAAATTGGCCCATGTTGCTGATTTAATACCGCCAATTCATATATGTTATTGAATACACTATTACTATCAGTCCACTCAGCTAAGAACTCTTGTGCAAATATTCCCTCTGGTAAAGATAACTTAAATGTCTCAATCAGAGCTTTATTTGCCAACGGATTATCATAACTATTGAACTTGAATGACTTGTATCCCTCAATATCCTTATTACCCCTTAACCATAATTCATAGAAAAAGTTCTTTCCTTTAGGAGTTGATATTATCAGTATCTTCTTACCAGCAACCGATAAAGACGGTAATATAATCTCTTCTATCGTCTCTTGCTTGATAAAGGCTGCCTCATCTAGTATAAGGAAGTTTACACTACTACCCCTAAGTGTATCCTCAGATGCTGCTGACTTAAACTCAATCCTAGCACCATTATGCAGTTCAATCATTATATTTCCCTTGGATTGAATCTTATTCTTAATCAGACCTAATGGTTCCATTATAGATACCAAAGAACGCCATACAACCTTGGATTGACTCTCGGAAGGAGTAACATACCATATAAGGGCTTTCTCGTTCTTTATAGCCCAATTAAGTGTTTGATACTTGGCTAGTGTTGATTTACCACTTTGACGACCAGCACATACTACTGTCCAGAAATTTGGTGATTTAGGTGAACAAGCTATATGAACTGCTTGTTGATGTTTATGTGGTGAATAGTTCAGTTTCATGGTTATTTAAGTATTTAATTGCTTCTGATAACATCTTTATGTTTATCCCAAATCTCTGTGTTTATTAGTGTTTTAATCATATTTTAGCGACTTTTTTACTGTTTATGGTTCTTAAGGGATTACCAAACGTTTGGCTAAATCATTTACGTAATTCGCTTCGCTCTTACGGCCTTCGGCACGTAATTTCAAAATCGGCTTCGCTCTTACGGCCTTCGGCACGTAATTTCAAAATCGGCTTCGCTCTTACGGCCTTCGGGCTCGTTGTCTGAAGCTTGGCTGTTCCAAACTTGCACAAGGTCAGCTTTGAAAAGGCACCTGGTATGTACATATATCTAAATCGGTTTAGGACTCTCATCGTTACATTCAACGCTTATCAAAGCCATAACCTCAGAGCCCTAAGTAGGGTTGATATCGGCTCATACACCAGCATCTTACCTATCACATAGATAATCACTCCAAGTATTATAACTGGTATCATCATACATAATCCAACCATTTGAATGAACTTATACATTGGATTCTTCTGATGTCTTATCATCGGAGATGTTCCCCAAAGGAGTTATATCTATGAAGCTGGTATCATCGGGGTCAAACCCGTTGAAATCAAGCTTCTGACTTATCTGTATGTTGGTCACGGTCTTATCATGGTTGTAATAGCCCATCATCTTATTGAGCATATCTAACACTTCTACCTGGTATTTGTAGTTCTTATCGGCTTTGGCTTGGTCTAATAGAACCTTTAGTTCTTGTACTACCAGGTGTTTCGGTACATGAGCCAGGTGTTTTAATTGAGATGAGAGGCTGGCAATTGATGCTTTCACTTCTGGTTGCTTTAATAATCTATAACCATTAGAAGATGCAGTACTCTTATTTTTTACCTTATATACAGCCATATAAGCATCTGGTACTGACATATTTTTAATAAGCATATTATCAATAAATGCTTGTTGTTTATCATTAAGAACTGATTCTTTTTCTTCTATTTTAGTTACTTTATCACTCATTTCAATCGATTTTTTTCTCTTGTTTCACAATATTGTTTTACTATTTCACTAGTTTCTTTTGTTAATCCTTTATTCCAAGGAGCTCTACCTATTAGTTTATGAACTTTTTTATAAGACTTTTTAAATTCTTCCAATCGTTCATCAGCTAATTCTTCAAGTGTTTTACCAGTTATATATGGTTTTCTACCAACGTTAGCTTTTCTCATCTTATCAAGAGTTTGTTCTGAATGTGGTTTTCTATTCTTCTGTGATTGTTTCATTTTATTCCTAGTATCTAAACTAGGTTTACATCCAGAATACATACCAATTCCACCATTATCTAAGTTAACAAGTTTAAAACCCCAAGCTTTTAATTGTGATATCCAATACATTTCTAACTGATAGGCCATATCTTCTGTTAAATCTATCTCAATTTTTTCAGAATAGAATCCATATTTATTAACATAGTTATTCCAATAACCACTTCTACCATGAATACTATTTAATCTACTTTTAGAACCCTTTCCAACATAAAAAGGTATATTAGTTATGGGATTATAATGAATATATACATAAAATTTATTTGTCATATTGATTGTTTTGTTTTTCAAACCATCAACAATAATCTTATTAACAAAGGCTTGTTGTTTGTCAGTAAGTTTAACGGTAGCTGTTAAGCCTGTGTTAGTTGTTTCTTCCATAATTATATTCTATTATCATTTTTAGTTTTAAATCCAATAAGATGTTCTTTTAGTATCATTTTAGCCTTCTTCTATTCAAGCTTTGTTATTTTATCTTGTAGATGTTTTATCTGTTTATCGATATCTTTCATATTAGTTACTTTACGAGTATTGTGTCAATATATGGTGCATTTATGTTTATTTCTTGTAGATTGGCTAGGGTATCATCCCAGAAGACATCTATTTCGTAATGTATAAGGAATGGTGATTTATCTTGTTGTTGAGTGAATATTACGTTATTTATATCTATTCCTAATTGATTTGTTATGTTATATACTTCATCACTTCCACCTTCAATAGCTTCATCTGGGAATCTTTTGGTACATATGTATACTTGTTTGTTTAATGATAGTAGATATGTTGCTAGGAGTTGATATTGTTTTTTATCTAGCACACCATCAAAATCGAAGCAAAAGACGTGTTTTTTGAAGTTTATATTGGTTGTCATCATATTGGTTAGAGATAGTTGTATATACCTGTGTTCTTATCTTCAATAGGAGTTGGTATTGTTTTTTCTTCATTACATTCGCAATAAGCCTCAAATTCGCCACATTCTGGGCATGTTGGTCTTTTATTATCATATAAGATAGATGCGAGTTGTTTTTGTATTTCAGTTAATGTATCAATTCTAGATAAGTCTTCATTTATGTCTAAAAACCATGTATTTCCAATTAGTTGGCAATATGAATGTTTTCTTGTTGATATTTTTATATCTAGTTTCATTTTGATATTGGTTTGGGTTGAGGTGTTGGGTTGGTAGGACGAGGTTTTCCACAACCACAGTCTCTATATTGTTTTATTTTCATATCTATTAAAATTTGTATCCGATTTTATCTTCAAGATTTTGTATTTCAGATAGTATTGATTCTAATACATTATCTTGATAATAAATGTCATAACCTTCTACACTTGAGGCTATTTCGATTGCTTTATTCATTATTTCTTGTATATCATTACCAACTACTACAACGCTTCCAAAGGCATCTAATTCATAATTTGCGGCTCTTTTGAATGGCACCACATAATGTTGTTCATTACGAATAAAGGAGCCTTTAAGCTTGATATTGTCTTTATATTCATCTGGGAAGGTAACTGTTAAAAAATCATTAGAAACCCATTTAGACTTAAGAAGCAATTCAACACCATATTTGTATTTAGAGGTTGGTTCGACTAGTATGCCAGAGGCACCTTTTTCAATTATATCACTCCAATTATCATACATAGCCAAATATACATTAGATGCTGGTTGTGCCATTCTAGAACAAATATCGTTATAATAGTTCTTTTTTGTGTCTAGATTGCTTCTAATTTCAGTTGAATAGAAATTAGTAGCATGATAGACCTTTAAAGCTGGATTAAATGCTTCATTTATTTGTGTTATAGCTTTAGGGGCTTTATCTTTAGATTCAAATTTACCTAAAAAAGCTGCATCTTTTGCTTCCACTCCAAATAGAAAATGGTCTGGTGTATCTCCATCAATTACAAAGCTATCCATACCTATTTCTATTACATTACCATCGATAGGTTCTTGAACTATATAAACAAGGTCTTCAGCCAACGGACCTAATTCATATTCAATTTTATCGAGCATAGGTTCAGAATGGTTGGGGTTTTCATATCTGAATGTTTCACCAGCACCTCTATAAAAATTTATTTTTGCAAAACTACCATTATTTTTCTTTTGTTTAATGAATTTTCTTAGGGCTTTAAACCCTTGTATTTTTTGAAATGGGGCTACATCCATATCTAAACGGTCTTGAACACTGTAAAATTGGTCCCTTTGAGTTTCTAATACATCTAATGTACCACCAAATGTTAATTTTCCCATTTGTTTTAGAACCTTGACATAATCACCAAGGTATATGTCGGGTACAATAACGATATCAAATAGATATAGATTATCCCATATTGAGGTAAGTACTTCAATACCTTCTATATTGCTTCCTATTGCATCTGAGTGAGGTGTAGGGAATGGAGATACATTTGGTATATGGTAATACATTTTAGAGAAGCTTTCAGATAATTTGATAGCTTGTGGTAAATAATTTCCTCCTGGACAGTCTAAAAAAAGAGCTCGTAATTTTGATTTGGTCATATTAGTTTTTATTTAATATTTGATTTAGGTTATGTATTTGTTTAACAATATTAAGTCTATATTGTAATAAAGCATCAGCAGTTAAGAGGTCGAATTCAATCTTTTTCTTTCCAGACATTAGTTCAGCTTCAGCTTGAATTGCTTGGTCATATCTTATTTCCAATTCAGTTATTTTATCTTGAAGTTCTTGGAATAGTTCTATTGATAGTGTTTTCATGTTAAAAGGTCTTTTAATAATAAATGTTTATATAGTTGATTAAGGCTATTTTGTACACAACTTCTACAAGTTTTTTTACCATTGGGATAGACCCCAAAATACTTTTTATATGTTTCGAAGATATAATCTATTTCTTTTGAATTGACTAGATTATTTCTTTTTAATTGGGTTATTTTTTGTAGAGTCATTAATATAAATACGATAATAAGATGTTTTTTATGTTAAACCTTCACGTCTAATCTTTTTCTTTAGTTTTTTTTTAACTTTATTAAATGTATACCAAATTGAATAACCTTTGATATTGATATCTTTAGCCAATTCGTTGCAGTATTTATCTGAATAGGCAACCAATTCAAAGATTTTCTTTTCATAATAGGTCATTTTATCCAGTTCTTTATTAACCAAGTTGTTTAAAGCTTCTACATCCCAATCCTGTCCATTATCGGAAACACCATTATCTATATTAATATTGGATATGTCATCAGATAGTTTATTTATCTTGGTGTTATATTGACGGCTATATGGGCTTGTTGATAATAAGAATTGTTTCTTGATAATCATGAAGATGAACCATTTAAGTTTTTTATTGGTATTAAGGTCGATTATAAGGCTTTCTGGTTTTTCTAATAGGTATAAATAAGTCATTTGTAATAGGTCATCTATATTAGATGATTTACAGAATCGTTCAATTTCCTTTCTCATTTGTTTATCTCTGGCAAAAGCATCAATAATCTGATTTTTTGTATGTGCTGAGACATAAAATCCAGGAGTCGAATTAGTTATATTATTCTTATAATTCATTTATAGATATTTAGCTTTTAATTCTTCATCAATAGCTTTGATTTCTTTCTTAAGGCTATTCTTATACATACTCTTACTTAATTTAATATAGTGGTCAATTTCGGCTTTATGAGCTTTATTGATGGTTTCGGCAAATAAAAAAAATTCACCATCAACAGCTTCTTTTAACCATTTATAATAAACTGTTAATGATTCTCTAACATCAGCCAATAATTCTTCTTGATTGATGGTAGCGGTTAATAATGATATCAAGAAGAAATCATTATTATCTTCATTTATACCTTCGCAATAATTTACAAAGTCATATAGGTTTCTAATTTTTTGCATTATTTGGTTGATTCTTTATATTCCCCTTCACTACCAATATCAATTGATGGAAATTCTCTTATCATCTTTTCCATGTGTCTTTGTGTTTCTTTAAGTTGTTCTATTTGAGCTTTAATCTTGTTGATTGTGTCTTGTAATTCATTCATGGTATTAAATATTTAATATATCTTTCTTATTTTTTGGGTAATGGTATTTAAAAATAGTTTTTGCATTAAAAGATAGTTTATCGTAATCTAAAATAAAGTCTATTTTTTGTCCATCAGTTACTTTTAAATATACCACTTCTTTATCAACATACTCTTCTTCACCATTAACACTTTTGTTTTTTAATTTATCCACTATAAAATCACTAGGTTTAATCTTAGTAAGGTCCCATATCATAATACAGTCATAAAAGAATACAATAAATCTTGGTTTAAGGGCAATATGACTAACTATACGACCTTCGATTGAATTGGTGAGAGCATCATATTTTGTTTTTTCAAGTATCCATTCACCAGTTCTACCACCAAGCGTTTCAGTTGAATAGTGTTTTCTGACCTTTAATTCACCGATACAACGGCTATTATGGTCAGAATAGATTACATCCCAACTATCGTTGGATTCTTCATCAGTTGTCATATGAGCTTGATAGTTCATATGGTTTTCCAATTCCTGGAACGCCAGACGTTCTCTTATTCCATAATATATATACGCTACGTCTTTTTGTCTTAGTGTTTTAATTTTTCCCATATATATTGGTTGTTTATAATAAATATGCAGCTTTATTAAAAAACCTGGATTTGTTGAAAATAAATTTGATTTCCTGGATAAATATTAGTATATTTGTAACATGGAAAAAGTAGGAACAGAATATTCAATAGATTTAGATATCTTATCGTGTAGTGCTGGTACAGTAAATAGACACCATTGTAAAGCCTTTTATATACAATTGGGAGGTTGGATGGATATAAGTGATGTAGAAGATAAAATAGTTGTTCTGAGACGATTTAAAAGCTATTTAAACAATAGTATACGTGCTATTGCATTTGATATTCATTCTGATTCTTTATATACCTTTGTTGATATGGATATTCCAGAGAATTTAGGTCTTACCACCAATACTGGTTTTTTTAGTATTGAGACTACTATTATGCTTAAAGAGCCTATAAAAAACTTTAGAACTGATATAGCATTAGAAGCCAATATCAAGGCATTTGGTGGATTGGTTGAGGGGATGTTGGATAAAGTTGAGGGGATGTTGGATAAATTTGATGATATACATGTATCAAAACGTAAGTTAGCTAAGGTTATTTAATTCTTTATATTGTTTTTTAAGTAGTCTTTTTATTTTTTGAAGTCTAAAATCAATAACCTTTAGCGTTACACCTAATACACTGGCCATATAAGGTCTAGTCCATTTTCTCCAATAAAGGAATCTAATTAGTGCTTTATCCTTAGGTGGTAATTCATTTATAAGTCTTTTTTTAATCTGGTCGCTTTCACCATTTTTATCTTGATATGATGCTGATATTAAATCTAATCCATAAACTATCATTTTTACCTTTTTACCTTTTTGGCGTTCAAATATTCTAAATATCTGGTTACGTATTGTTAAAAACATATAACCCTTATATTCTTCATAATTATCACAAGGTACTTTACCTTGATTGAATTTCTCCAGGAGTTTTATAACTGCATTATTTAGGCAAGTTTGGCGTTCATGGTTATTTATCTTATACCATCCAGGTATAACCTTGGCCAAATTTTTAATTTCTTTCTGATAATCTTGTAATGGTTTCATAATTCTTCTTTAAAACTTTTTTAATCTTATTTAATCTAAGTCTGATTGTTTCTCGTACAACACCATGTTTTTGACCTAATTCATTTAGAGTCATTTTTTCAAAATAATGGTCCATTATTAGGTTTCGGTCATCTTCATCAGTAAGTGCATTTATAGCCATTCTAAGACACTCTATGTGTGTTTGGTCCTCTTCTACCTCGTTGGCTATAAAGTCTTCTAAAATGGCTCCATTTTCATCCACAGGGGTATTGGTTGATACGGTCTTGATTAGGTTTTCTTGACCTATCATTTTTGATGGTGTTCGGATTGTGTTGGAATTAAGCTTTAAAAAGCTATTCATACGGTTTCTTATAGCAGTTGAGATATAAGCCCACCAACTGCCTTTGCCATCATATAGCTTTGAAGCATGCCAAATAGCGATATAACCTTCTTGTTCCAAGTCTTTTGTAGTTTCTTCGTCTTGGTTATAACGTTTAGCTATTTTTAGAATATATGCTCTATATTTTGTTGGGTCGAATTGGTCCCTGTTAACTATGCTCATGTATATAAATATAGTGATTTATTAGAAAGTTTAAAGAATGTTTGCAAAGGCTGGTTCTTATTCCCTTGGGGAAACCTTTTAGCGGAACTTTTGGAAGGGGTTGAAGTGGGTGTCCACCTCCCGTGGGGTTGAGTTGTGCTTTTACCTTGTTTTTAATACATATATCGATAAAAGAAGAATTACCACTTCGTGGAGATTGAGTATTGTTCTTTCAAGGTTTAAAAGAAGGTGGGCGAAGCCATCATAATCAATACAAGTATTTCTTTATATTTTGCTACTATGATAGTACTATGATTCCTATTTTGATTAATACTATGATTACTTTAGGGGGTCAATAGGACCCTCATTTAGGTTCAATAGGACCCTCTCATAGGGTCCAGCTGGACCCTCAACTGGGTTCAATAGGACCCTCATTTTTATAGTTATTTGCGAAAAACGCAAAAGATTTATTTTGACTTTTATCATACTTTTAGTATATTTGTATATATTTATTAAAGAACATCGCAAGATTAGTTCCTTGGGCGTTGGACGGGATAAGCTCCGTCCAACATCCTTCCCAAGTAAAATAAGATGGTAAAAATAACAATAAGGAATAAAAATAAACAAATGAAAACAACAACAAAATCAAACTTCGTACCACTTTATGATGCCATATTAGCATCTAAGAATCTAAATTCAACTCAAAAAATATTTATTAGTATTGTACTTAGATGGCAAGCTACTGGTAAAATATGTAAAGAAACCAATCAATCTTTGGCACAAAAAATGGGTATGGAAATGCAAGGTATTAAAACTCTAATCAAGAGAATGAATAAATTACCATTCTTTACTTCAATTTCTAAAGATTCAGAAAAAATCAAAGGTGGTTATATTTCAAGACATGAGATAACTATTGATAGAGCTAAGTTAAATGATTATTTAACAGCAGTTATTGTTAAAGAACCTGTGGTTAAAAAAAACAAGGTAAAAGAAAAATCAATAATAACACCATCAACTCAAAAAATAGGTTTAGATGAAGATGTTAATTTATATACACTGTTACCATCAATAGGTTTTGAATTTGATGATGTTAATATTATAATAGAAGAAATGGATGGTAGTACCGTTACATTTAAAGATTTAATATCATGTATAACAAAGTTTAAAAAAGAGGTTCAATATGCTGATTATGAAGGTCCATCAATAAATAATAATATTATTAACAATTTAAAACAATTATCTAAATAACATGGAATCTAAAGAAGCACAAGATTTAAGACTTAAAGAAATGCAATTTGATTTTGAAAGAGAAAAATCATTAGATGAATCTTTATCAGTTCTTCAACGTTCAATACTTGCTACCACACATTATTGGTGTATTAGATATGGTTTCTATGGCTTTTATAAAACAAAAGTTTATAAGGATTATGAATCAGTCCATACCAAGAAAGAAATTGATGAAGCTATTGATAACTTATTAAAAAGAGACTATTTAAGAAAAGATACCAAGTTAATTACTTATAATGGTAGATATTCTACACAAGTAAAACTATATGTAGAAGAATATTTTTAAAAATAAATTGGCGTTTTACCAAAAGCTACATATTTATATTATATGAACAAAGAATTAGAATATATTAAAAAGAAGAAGTTAACTGAAAAAGAAACATTTCTATTTTATATAGATATTGGTTATAAACCAAAAGAGGCATTATTTAATATTAAAGGAACTTTTTCAACACCATATGAACAACTATGTGAATGTATAAAAATACTTAATGAAGGTTGGTACCCTAATTGGAACAACCAAAATGAATACAAGTATTGGATTTATTTCACATTAAACGGTGGTTTCTCGTATAACAATGTGACTTATCGCAATACTTCTGCGCATGTTCCATCGGCCCTTTGCCTAAGAACTGAGGAACTTGCTAACTTAGCAAGTAAAATATTATTACCATTGTATGAACAAGTTTATAAATAACAAAACACTAAAAAAAATAAACAAAATGAAAGAAATAGAAAAAGAATTAAGAGAAAAATTTACTGGTAGTAATAATGCATTTAGAACACCTAAAGAATTTAGAGATTTGTTTAAAACAAAAAGAACAAAACAAATAGAATTAAGTCAAAAGATTCTTGATAAAAATACAATTTTATTTAAAGAAGAATTAGCTAAGATTAACAGTAATAATGAATATACATTTATTAGATCATCTATTGATGCTGACCCCTATGATGATACAATACCTTTAAAACACGTATATAGAATAAAATGGGGTGAGTATTTGTTTTATTTATTCTATGCTGAATCTAAAGAAATATTTTATAGTATTATTAGTGAAGAACTTGAAGAACAAAAAAAAACTGCTATTAGACAAATTAAAATTTTAACCTTTAAAGAACAAATTTCAACACCAGAAGGACTAATAGAATTTATTAAAGAAAATATTAAGTAAATGACAAATGAAGTAGTAGAAACCCTTAAAAAGATTGGTGAAGAATTTTCTAACGAAATTGTAACCTATAATATAAAACTCATTAAAACACTTGAAGAAGAACAATATGAAGAATCTGCACGTTTAAGAGATGAAATAGAATATCTCATTCAACAAACAACCTTTTTATTCGTTAGTATTGGTGGCCTTGAAAAAGAGAGAATTTTAAACCATTTCAAGGAGCAAGACACATATGTTAAAATGAGATTAAATGAAGAAAATAAATAATGATAAATCAACCTAAAAAAGCTGAAACTGATTTTACTGAAGAACCATTCCAAGTGGTAATACAACCAGCTCAGATGCCTCATATGTTGCGTTTAACGTATTCAAAGAAGAAAGGTGGTAAACTACTTCAAATGGAAGAAATCAACGCTAATGAAGAAGTATTAGGGTTATGTACCTTCAAGGGTAAATCTGGTAGTGGTTCTAAATGTGATTGGATGATAGAAGTTAAGAGAGCTTATTCTGGAATGAAAGCTACAGATTGGGTGATAAGCGGTCTTTATGTTGACCAATATTACAAAAAACATTAAAATAAAATGGTGTTTTAATAAAATACTAATATTTATAATAAACAAAGAAAATGGAAAAATTTTATTATAATCTCAAAAGTAAACAAATATAAAATAAATTTGGTAGTATCAATTAAAATACGTACCTTTGTACTCAGAAACTTAAACAAATATGAAAACAGCAAAAGAAATACATGATGAACTTCCAAATGATATGGTAGAACTGATTATAATAGGTCAGAGTTATTCTAGAAAAAATCCTAATTTAGATGAATCAAAAGTCTTTAATCAAATGATGGAATCTGAAACAGCTAATCTAATAGGTCTTAAATCAATAGTAGCATTATTAATCTTTAAAAACAACTAATATGGAAAACGAAGTAGATTACTCAATTATATCAAACTTAACACCAGAAGAACTGGAGGCTTATTTCACTAACCTTAAAATACAAATAACCTATGAAAACCATTAAACTATTGATTTTAACCCTTGTATTGGGAGGGTTTATATCTTGTAAAAAACAAGCAGTTATAACTCCATCAAAAATACAACAATCAGTTCATATAACCAATTTAGTAACTCATACATTGGTTATTAAATATAGTTATACGCCTAATTCAACATCTATTTTAAATTATTCTGGGTTTACACTAACCCCTAATAAATATGGTAATAATGAATATGTCCAAAATTATCCAGGAAGTCTTCATCCTTTAACTTGGAATGATACAATTAATAATAAAATTTTTAAGGATTCACTTCAATTACAACCAAATCATTTTATGGAAATAATAGGGGGTCTTGTTGTTGGTGATACTATTTATTCTGGAATTGGCTTTTCAGAACCAATTCAACAAATTCAACCAGTAATACAAAGTTGGTATTTAGATGGTGTATTTATTGGTTCTGATACAAATATAAACCGTTCAACTCAACAAGGAAGAGTTATTCCAATACATTAAAATATGACAACAAAAAGCATACAAATCGAAATTTGCAAACACTTAAACTTGATTTATAATCATCTTGATAAGATTAATCAACTAAATAACCTATTAAAAGATGAATCTAAACCTCTAAAAGAATTGGATGATTCTAATCTAATAGTAGGAACTTTTACAATTGCTGATAATGATGACAACACATATTCACTTTAAACAAACACCATCTAAACTGATAATCACTTATACAAAAGGTAGTATCAAAATAACCATCACTAGCTCACCTAAGGAGCTTTTGAAGGTTTATGGTCTTACAGCATCGCAAATATGTTTGGATAGCTTAAAAATGATTATAAAAGATAATAAACTATGTATACTTAAGTCTTATAATTTAGATAGTACAGTAGAAGAATGGACAACCATTAATGGTAAATTCACCTTCAAGAAAGAAGATAATCTTATTATATGTGTTAATAATGCTGATACAGGTGATTATATCTATCTAAAGGATAAAGATTTAAAAGGTAAGAATAGATATAAACTTACCAGTAAAGAGTATATTAAACTTAAAAATATTAAAAATGCGGAGAAAGCTGCCAATATGATATTGGCAGATAATATCAATTTGAATTTTGATTTAAGCCAAGGGCTTGAAATATAGTTCAGCTTCAGCATTTCTGCGATAAACCAATCCTTCCAATACCTTACCATTTGCTTTATTCCATAATTTAAAACTATCAGTTATGGTAGGGTCATTTGGGTTAATATTAATCTTACGTAGAACGGATGAGGAATAGAAATTACCTGGACCTATGTTATAACATAAACAAACCAAAGCATCAAATTGATTTTGATTGATGGGTTGTTTTACATATGCTGTTACATTATCAACGAAATGTTGAACAACATTATTAAATAGCATATCAGCTCGTTGTTGAGTGATTTCATCATATAATTTAACCTTAACACCATTTTCATATTGAGTATTACCCCATCCAATAGTTGGAATAAATACACTATCTAAATATGCGGATAATTTGCAAGATTCGAAATGTTTAATAAGGTTGATACCGTTTTGTCCTAATTGCATATTTATATAAAAAAAGACCATATTATGGTCCTAATACTGTAGTAATTAATTTGTTATTTTATTACTTACTTACTTATCTTTGTTATTTATATTGATTATATTTAAACTAGTATATATTTTAATATTGCAAAATTACTCTTTTTTTCTGACAATAGCAAGTTTCTAAAGATAAAAAATACTAATTTAGTGATAATCAATTTAATTAAATTGTAGCAAAAGAAGGACTCGAACCTTCAATTAAGGGTTATGAGCCCTTTGTGATACCCTTTCACTATCTTGCAATATTATTATTTATCTTGGATATTTCCTGGTGTATCTGCTGTAAAGAATGTTGATAGAAATTGTCCTATAGCACCCATACAAATAGCTATAATACCAAAGACTTTATAGTCATTATATATACTATATGTACCTATTGTTACTGATGTAACCAATAGAGCATGACCAATTTTTTGAACCATTACTGGTGTTGGTTGACTATAACCAGAGAAGCTAAATTCCATTATTTATTAAATTTAGATTTAATGTAATTATATACTTTTCTACAAGCTAAAGAAACCACAAAAGATACCACAGCACCAATACTAGCAAGACAAGCTGTTTTAACTATATCTTCAGAATGAAGTGTAAAAATTGTTATAAGTGTTCCTCCAAGTGTTCCTAATAGAGTATGTGTGTGCATATGTGTTGTCATTTTTAATTTATTTAATTAGTTCTAATAAAACATTTATCTAATACCTACAAATTCAATATAATCATCAAGACTTAATCCCCATCCTCTATATTCTGTAAGTGTCCTATTACCACCTAAATTAGGTAAATAAATACCACCATTATATGATGACCTATTAGGATAATACAAATCAGCTCCGTTGCCATTTTGGCCTAATTGAGGATTTAAGTAATTTGGATATAAATCAGTATTAGATACAAGAAATTGAGATGTTCTTTGTGCATAAAATGCAGCTTTTTCACGGTATTTTTCTATTATCCATTCAACATCTTGTCTAGCTGCTGGTTCAGAAAAATCTGATTTTTGAGATACAATAGATTTATTTTTAAACTGAAATTCAATAAATGGTAATAAATGAATCATCGTAGATGCAGCAAGCATAGGGCGAAGAAATTTGGTTAATAATAAATAATTATTAGCATCAGCACCAATGGTACCACCAGATATTTGAGCTTCAATTTGTTTATAGAGTGTACTACCTAATACTGGCATAATATAAAGGTCACTAGCCGTTTGTATTGCTTCAATAATTATTTTATCATCAACATTACTATTTAAGGCAGTTGATTGTTTTAAATAAACAGCATCAATAAAAAATACTGTACTTGGCCAAGGTGAATAAATATTAATACTCATAATTTAGTTTATTTCTTTTTTCTTTTTAGGTAATTGATTAATATATTTTGGCAATTGAGGAACAACTGCCATATTCTCTTCTTCATCAGAACCTAAGAATGTATCAATTTGTTCATCATTTAATCCATATCCAGATGATAATAATACCTTGGCTTGTTGATGTGTTAATTTCTCTTGATTAACTTGTCTAATGATTCTTAATAAACCACCATGTTGACGGCCTGTAAGACTATTTAATACACTATTAATAACTGGAGCATCTTCATCAGACATTCCTAAAGGCTTAGAAGCACTTGTAGGTGTAGTTGGTGTTGTAGATGCATCAGCATTAGATATATTAACACCAAGATTAGGTATATCAGTTTTAGCCAAAGGAGGTAAACTAATACGATTACGTAATTCATTTACTGTCATTATATTTAATAATGTGGCATCATCATATGTGAAATTAATTGGATGATTATCTTTAATAAATACTTTAAGAGTGAATCCATTAAAATCTAATATCTCTTGTATCGTTTCTTCGAAAAGTGTTTGAATTGGATATATAACATTATTCAAATATAAACTAGCTGATTGAGCTAATTCATTAGACAACCCCAATTGTCCAGGTACCGCCACTCCAGCTAATACTGGATTAGGGATTTGATGGGCTCTTATAATACTATTATCACAAAATTCACTTAAACGACTATATATCTCACTCATATTAGATGTCTCAATAGGAGTGATTGTAGTGGCATTAGCATTACTTTGATTATAGCTTAATATGAACTTACCAGCTTTCGCTGAACCACCATATAAAGCGTTTATTGATTGATATTGAACCTTCATATCTTCTTCAGTAGGTATTCCATTATTATAGTTAATAACCATAGAAGGACTTAAACCATTCATTACACTGGATAACATATATTGACCAACTTCATAAGATAATTGAATAGCTGTAGCTGCTGGTTGCCAATCTGGTAATCCATAGAAACGAGTATTAGATTTATAGTTACGAATCATCATAATACTATCAGCTTCAATTCTATTTGAAGGGTCAAATACTGGTATTTCTTCTGGAGTAAAATCTTTCTTTTTATATTGAGTCCAATCTTCAGAATAATAAAAACATTCAATTTCTCTTGTTTCTATATTTGGAATACCAACTCTTACTTGAGCAGCATCAACATGATATATCTTTGCAATCTTGGTACGGTCATTTGACCAACGAATACCAATATAGAAATAACCAAACATAACGTAATCAGATATACATCTTTTAAGAAGTTTATTGATATTTGTTGTTTTAAGAAAATCAGTTTGTTTTGATAACATATCCTTATCTTGTGAATCTTCAACTTGAAACCCTTCACCATATATATTTTGGATTTTATTGGTTACTATAGCTTGATGCAAAGGACAATTATTGGTAATAGATATGAGCCAATTTGGATAAAGGTTATCAATACCATTATTTACCCATAATTTGTTTTTCTTTTCTTTAAATACAGGTGGTTTATAAGTAGCAAAACTAATACTTTGTATATTACTATTTGGTTTAAATATACTTTTATCATTAGATAAAATATCTTGATTATTTATAAACTCTTGTAATTCATTATTAATATCGCTCATAGGTTAATAGGTTTTAAAAAAGATATTATTACCAGTATTACCAGTAAAATAGATGTAATTATTTGTTGTATTAGGTTTATAAAAGACTCTACCTTCACCAACCAATCCAATTGTTTGTGTTGGGTTAAGATTGTCTCTTGTTGTTTGTTCATATATTTTATATAACCAAAAATTACCGTTGCTTAGACTTATAGTACCACCTGTTAAATTGGTATAAGTAGAACCAGTTTCAATAATATTGAATTGGTCATAACGGGTTCTTGCTGATATATCAGCTATGTTATCAGCAACAAAATAGATTGATTCATTCGTACTTTCACTTGTGAAATTAAAAAGAAAATAAGGCGTACTTGAAGAAAATACCCAAGATTGACTATTAACTGTAAGGTCCAAATATATATTATTATTACTATCTTGTGCTATATTAATCATAGATTGATGCTTCTTATATAAATACCATTTTATTTATATTATCTTAAAAAATAAAAGGCCATACCATTTTAAGATATAGCCCTTTAAGTGGATTATGGAGGAAAAATTAAATAGAGATTATACCTGGAATTACACTAGCTGCAACTTCTAAGTTTGGTACTCTTTCAGATGCTGAGAATACAAGTGAATATCCATTGGTATCACCGAAGGCTTTACCTGGACCACTAGTAGAATCCATCATATCAACACCATTAGATGATGAAGGTGATGTTCCAGTACCATCAGTACCAATAAGCCAATATTGACCATTTCTATCTTCAGCAATAACCAATAATTTGGTGTTTGCAAGCAAGACCATTTGGTTTCTTACAGCTGTTGAATATTCTGATAAATATAAATTGATTGTAGTTTCAAACGAAGTAGTACCGTTGGTAGCACTTGCATGAGGAACCTCAGAAAAATCTGAACCTTCTTTAGTTAAATCAAAGGTATAAAATTTACCAGTATTAATTGTTAAACCTGTAATTTGGTTTGTTGCATTTAATGTATAAGTTACATTTTCTGCTGTATTTGTACCACCTGTGAAGAAATTCGCTATGAACATTCTTCTGACACCTGGCATAAAATTTTTACATGGAAGTGGTAAACCACTTGTTAATGAACATGACATAGTTTTATTTGTTTTTAAGTATTTTTATAAAAAAAGCCAGCTGTTTATCAGCCAGCCTTTATTTATTTTTTTGTTATTTTTTAATTTTAGTATACAATTACTTGAGAAGGGAACTTAACAGTTGACGCAATTTTCCATTTTGTGGTTGCTCTTAGTTGATCAAAATCATAAGATTTCCAAACATGAGTTTTTTCGTAATCATTTAATAAATCCACACCAACTGCGATGTTGTCATCGTTAGTACAAATGAAACCTTGGTAACCAGATCCAGAAGGACCAGCTAAACCAATTGTACCTCTAAGTGTAACGTTATTTCTACCAATAACTGTCAAGTTCAAATCACCTGTAGTGAAAGAATCTGGAGCATAATGGAATAAGTTTAAGTTAATAAGAGCTCTACGATACATATCGATATATTGTGGTTGACACCAGATACTGATGTTTTTTTCCATTAACATGTTATTTGGAATTGCACCAGTAATCAAATCGATAATGTTATAAATTGTAGCTACAGTTGGAGCACCAGAATATGGAACTACAGTTGCACCACTCATAGAAGTTTGGTTAAGGATGTTATATAACAAACCTTGACAACCAGCTAAATATTGCCAGTTACCAGTTGTACCAGTACCAGCTGTATCACTTAAGTGACCAGTTTGACCAGTATTTGAAGTACCTGTATATTGAATGGCATAAGGATTATATGAACCTAACCATACAGCATAATCTGTAGCTTGAGATACATACTTAGAAACAAGACCCATAAAGGCATCTTCAAAAGTAGGAAAATCATCTTGATATGAACCGATACGTTGTAACATACCTAAATAGGTTTGTTCTAAACTTCCGTTTCCTTCAAGAATAAATGAGTTATTTAATTTTAAATCACAAACTTGTAAAAACACTTGTGTCATTAAAGTGGTTCCACTATCAGTAAAACCATTTGAACTTGCGTTGTTTAATTGTACTGTGAATGGATTTAAATCCATAATGTTAAAAGAATCTGAATTCTTTACACCTTGAATAATATCAACATACTTAAGAGTATTTGATTCAAGGATTGCTTTTGAGATAATTGGTTGACTTAATTGGTCAACATATGCTGCTAGAGCATTTACGTTAATAGCCATGGGTTATTAGTTTTTTTTAATTTTTTTAGAAATTCTTAAAGATGTCTTTAACATCAATAGGTTTCATGTTATTATTTTTAATTTTTTTAACATCTACCTTAGAAAAGGTTTCAGTTGTTTGTTTAGTTGTATCAGCAAGTGTTTTATTCTTTGCTTTGTATTCTTTTTTCCAATTTTCTAAATATTCACCAGCAGTTTGTTTACCAGTTCTTTCAGCTTTGAAAACTTCTGGAGCAGCTGCTGAATTCATTTTTTCAACACTCATTTTGGTTGCTGAAACAGCATCTTCTAATGCAGAAAGTCTGTCGGTAATATTCTTGATTATTTCAATCATAGTACCCATATCACCATCTCCGTCAGCATCTGGAGTTGCAGTTGCCACTGGTGGTACTGCATCAGCCATAGTGGCTGGAGCATCTGATGTTGGATTAGCAGCAGTTGTATCTGGTGCTGGAGCAGCAGCAGTTGTATCTGCTGGAGTTATTGATTCAACAACACTTGATTTGATAACTAAAGAGCTACCATCTTCAAGTGTATAAGGACCATCTGGAGCTGGAGCCGAAGTTCCATCTTCTGAAATAAGAACAACTTGAGAACCTGTTTTAAAGGCATCATCAGTTGTTCTTAGAATACTGCCATCAGCAGCTTTAGCATCAAGGAAGGACTCCTTTTTTACTAGTTGAAACAATTCAACAAGTTTTTCTTTTATACTTTTCGTATTTTTACTCATTTTTAATAAGGTTTTAAATCTCGTATTATCTATAAATACAAGTCTGGTTATGTTTTTATAATTTATTTGATAAATCAATATCTTCCTCTGATAAGAGTTGAGTCAATTTATCTATCAAGTTCATTTCTTCTTTATTTAATCCTATCTCTTTAGAGAAAGTTTCAATTGGTCTTGCACTCATACTATATAAACCTTCTACCGAAAAGCCTTTCAATTGGCCAGTTTTGATATAAGACTCCCAAACTTGGTCATTAGGTAAATACACCACACCCATCCATGTACCTTTGGCTAAACCTTTAAAATTATAAGCACTTGATTTATCATTTTTAGGGTCAGTTATAATCCAATTTTCTAATAAGAAAGCATTATCAATATCAGTTGAATGGGATAAGTTAATATTATGTGAATAGTTCTTTTTTATAAAATTCTTTTGAGCATTAACCACATCTTCTTCAGTAAAGATTATATTATATTCTTTGGTTATATTACCCATATCATCCTTTTCAGTACGATATATTTCAAGATTTGGTATCATCAAAGGGCCTATAAGACATCTCTTTGATGTATCTTGTATCTTGAATGTTTGTTTTTTTATAGATGAATTGGTTCCAAAAGAGATAAAATCAACTCCAATAGCTGGAACATCAACAAGAGATATCATATTGGTTTCAGTTGAATCACAAAAATCTTCTGTGCATTCGTTTACCTGTAAACGGTAAACTGGTAATTTTGTTTCTTTATTTTCCATCTAAATATTTTTTATAATCTTCGGTCTCTTTTTGATATGTTAAATCATTAAAGACGTTTATTAAGTTTAATTTTGTTATTTCATCAAATCTGGTTAAATCACCACCAGCCATTTCTCTTACCATTCCATACCAATTCCATTTTTCAGCATATTCAACAGCAAAGGATTTAACCTTATCATTTATTGATTCATCTGGGATTCTACTGGTTGGGAAGAGTCCTTGATAGTTTCGCTTAAATTCGTCCCTATTAGTAAAAAAAAAAGCTACACATGTGTAGAGATATGGCATCGGCATCTTCTCAAGGAAGACTTCTGAATCCTCCAATAAATCATCATATGAATATGCTTTGATTTGAGGCTTTCTTTTAAGCATCTTATCAATCTTGGTATGTTTGGTTTTACGTATAAAACTAGCCGTAATCTTATGAGCATTATCCCATACATCACCAGTCTTCATTATCATATCCAAATCAATAAATTGTCCTAATGACATCTTATTAAATTCTCTATCCAAATGATATTTTTGACCATCTATTTCTAAAGAAACATCTTCAAGAGTTGTAACGTCACTTGATGTAAGATTCATTAGTTCGTGAAGAATTTCATTATATTTAACGGGTATTAATTCATTAAGAATCTCTATATCAATATTGGTTACAATACTAAGATATTCAAGGGTATATTCAATCTCATCTTCTTTATTAGCTTTAGCTTCATGCTCACGCATTCTTAAGAAGGTTTTTAAATTGATATCCATCCAATTTGACGGGATATTAAATTTATCTTTACCTTTACCTATTCTGATTACTTTCATATCTATAAATACTTATTTTTTGATGTTATTGTGATTTATTTAAGATTAGCTCTTCTAGCTATTGTAGCTGATTTATTCTGTTGATTGCTCATATCCTTATCAACAACTATTGCCTTGATTATTTGTTGACCTTGACCTTGATTACCACCAGCTTTAGGTGCCAAAGGATTATTAAATCCAGATTGACCACCAATATGTTGAAGACGTGGGTCACCAATATAATGACTTTGACTTGAAACTCCACCAGAACCTCCACCAGAACCTCCACCAGTTGAAGGCATTTTAACACTTCCACCACCAGGAACGGCACTTAATAACTGAGTAGCTTTAGCCACGTTGGTTAATACACTAGCAATACCATCAGCCATTTGAACAGCACCAGCAATACCCATAGTTTCACCATTTTCTGGGTTTTCCATAGCAGCTGGTATAACAGCAGATATAGCCTTGGCAGTATCAATACCAATTTGAGCTACTGCTAATCCTTTTTGAATAGCAACTGCATCAGATGAGTTTTGACCCATTATATTTGTAAGTGATGTAAGAGAAGATACGGTATCAGTTGCTATTGCTAACTTAGCATCAGAAATAGCTTTAGCTGCATCCAATTCTTTTTTATCTTTTTCATCTTGAAGTTTCTTTGCTTCATCAGCTTCTTTTTGTTTTAAATCTTTTAAATCAGTACCGAATTTTGTTTCAATAGCTAATTTACCATCAATATAGGCTTGATAAGCTTCAGATGATTGATTGGTTGCATTATATTCGTCTTCAAGACTTTTAAGATTTGCTTCTTCTTTAAGTCTTAATACTTCCTTTTCATCAGTTAAAGCATCAATTTTAAGACCTTTAACTTTTTCAATTAATTTTTCAGTATTTTTAATTTCTTGTTCATCATATTTTTCTTGAGCTTTTAACCCATCAGCAATTATCTTAAGACGTGCTTTTTCAGCTTCAGCTTCTAATTTTTCTAATTCTTGTTTAGCAGCTTCACCTTTTTTCTTTCTTTCTTCATTAGCTTTATCATGAATATCATCTATTTTTCCTTCATATTCCATCACCTTCAATTGACCTTCTTGAAGTTGTTTTGTAGCTTCTTTGATTGTTTTTTCACCTTCTTCATCAACCTTATCTGGATTGAATATCATACCAGCAATACCACCAGAAAACTTTTCTTCAAGATTTAAACTTTTTTCCATTATACCCAATTTAACCATTCCTTCTGATAATAGGTCAATTGTTTTAAGCATTATTGTAATAGGTGCTGAAATAAATCTAATTAGATTTTGAGTCAGTTCTTTATTATGTATTGCTTGTTGTTTGGTTGTTTCTTTAACAAAGATAGCTTTTTGAAGCTCTTTCTTCATTAATTCATTTACAATTTTGGTTTGTTTAATTTTGTATTTAAGAATTGCTTCTTCACTCATACCAGCCTTTTTAAGACCATCATCCAATTTATTTGTAAAATCTAAATGTTCTTTAGCTGCTGTAACTATCTTTTTTTGTACTTCTAATTCTTCTTCAGCCTTGGCAGTTGCACTAAAATAATTATTATATATTGTAGCACCAATAGCTGCAACTGCTGCTAACGCAACAATAACAACACCAATTGGATTGGCATCAAACGCAGCCTCAATAACCAAACCAGCTTGTTGACCAGCTTTGCCAAATTCGGCAAACTCACCAATAGCTCTTGTCATACTAGCAGCTGCTTGTACCTTTAATAATGTCTTTTCAATATCTTCACTCTTCTTACCAAATAAAGCACTTGCCGCTGTAGCTCCTTCAAACCCAGCTGCTATCTTTTTACCAACACCAGCAATCGCTCCCATCTTGGCAGCATTAGAAGATAATACCTTAACAGCTTCTGATGTCTTGGTCATCTTCTCATTAAGCTCACCAGCTGCTTGTGCAAGCTTTAAAAAGTTTTTATCACCAGAGTCACCAATTTCATTTAATGCACTCTTGATATCCTTAACAGCTTTCTTTACATCTTTAACCTTGGTTGCTGATTCAGCTGTATTTATAAGTAAATCTATGTTTATTTTTTCGTCTGACATTAGATACATAATTTCTATTTATTTAATTTCTATTTTATTAAA